TTTCCCTTCTCAAGTTTCGGAGCAACGTACTCGATACTTCCCTCACCTGTACCAACACCAAACTGCATATTGATTTGCGTGAAATCCTCATTGCGAAGCGTGAATGTAAACTTGACCTTTTCCCAAGTCGTGCCGACCGTTTCATTGTATGTAGCCCATGCACTTCCTGGGTTTGGAGCAGACTTCCACAAACGAATGAGTGCCTTACAAGGACTATCAATCGCACGAACCCATACTGAGAATGTGTATGTTTCACCCTTAATCAATGGCAAGAATCTCTGTGAAAAATCTCGATTGCCAGTCGTATTGCCTGTAATTCTGAACGACTTCGTGATGTTCGTGACTGGAGAATCAGAAATCGTTTCAATCGTGCCAACACCGTTGCCACCACTAGCAACAACCCAACTGCCCTTATTCCAGTTTCCATCAGAAAGACTAGGATTCGCCGTCATTCTCAAGTAGTTTCTTGCGCCAACATCGATTTCATCAACAACTTCTCTTGCTTTATTCTCTGCTATTGTGTTTACATCAATATTACCAATAGCGATTGAGTCTGCATTAATTCTTACTGTACCTGTATCTACATCTACAAAGAATACTTCTCGTCCATCTTTTGTAACTGACAACGAGCCTGCATCAATCCAGTCTGCATTTACTCCTGTTGATGTTAAGATATTCGTAATCATGTTTCCATCAACTGTTAATCCATACCAATGTGTTCCGCCGTCACCTGTAAGTGCAACTGCTCTATCCGTAATGCGTAAAATTACATTTGAATCTTCGAGATTGGGACGATTATGCAAATTGTAAGTCGTGCCTCCAGATTGCTCTACAACATTCGTTTCAAACAACCCACCATTACTAGCAATAGCATTTGCAAGTTCTTGCTCTGCTAATTCTCTTGCTGTCTTTTCTTTAGTAACAAGTTTCTGTAACTCAACATAACTCTTTGTTTGCTCTGAATATCTCGGTGTGTTATTTTGCGCAGGAGTTTCTGCCGCACAAATTGTTGTCTGTTGTTTTGCAACACCGAAATTAGTGCGAGTAACTAAGATTGGATAATCTTTTCCCTCGCTATCTCTAATGACAGCAACATCGCCAGCTTCAATAATAGGTGTATTAAAATGAGAAATATTGACAGGTCTAAACTTAACTCCAATAAGTTGCGTTCCCAATCTTGTCACAATAGATTGTGCGTTTGCTGTTGTGATAAGCGGATTCTTATCTCCTAAATCAATCACATACGCATCTGTGCCAGAAGTATATTCTTGCAACGCTGTTCCATTGTCATTGTCAAGTTTAACTCTGACTTTTACACCAGTAATTTGAACATCGTCCATCCCAATATTTTGAGAATAGATAGATGAAATAAAGTGAATACCGTTAGCAATAATCGATTCTTCACTTGCGCCATGCGTATAGTTATTAAGCGCATTAGTGTCGAACCACTTAAACTCCAACTTATTCGTGATATTAATTCTTGCGTAACACCCAATTATTTGTGCTACTGATGCAATAATATCCCTATATGTAAGTGCATCATCAACAGGACGTTGATTAATGACGATTGTTTTGTTAGGAAAATTTGTTGTTCCCAACTGCACGCCACAGTCTGTACAAGCATTACGAACAATCTGGTCTAGCGTGGCAGGATAAACAAGCGCACTCATGCTGTACGGCTTGTCAAACTTAATCATGCTATCAAGTCCAGTAATTGTGATTGTTGAATTATTGTATTGAGGAGTATCGTCTACAATGTACGTTCCCTTTTGAATTGTTTCGATTCTTGTCGCATTGTTATAGGGAACCTCTACAGAAATAGAAACTGTGAATGTCGCACCGACAAAAGAGTAATCTGAATAAACACCATTCGTGTTTAGAATAGTTACAGTAGCTTGATTCGCATTTGCGGCGCCCAATGCAGAGAAACTACTATCCGAAGAAACAGCATCGTCAATCTCCAAACCATTAGCCGCCAACTCTCTATTCGTGAGAGTAATAAGACTTCCGTTTTTCAACGTAAACACCACGGTAACTTGATAATTCTTGTTGTCGTTTTTTAAATGCTCTCTAAATTCATTCGTTACACTTATCATATCGTTATATCCTTATAAATGTGAAATTGATACCTTTCCAGTTACGTTTATCATCTGACAAGTCTAATGCGCCGCCCTGTCGTGCCCCAATGTAGAACCAATCTGTTATCCATTGTCCGGGCACTCTAGGGTCAGCGTGAGTGAATCGTACTTTTGTTTTTCCATCGACAGCGTTCAATAGTGTCGCCGCATCTTCCCAAGACAGCACTCGCCATGAGCAGTTATAAGTGTCCTTTGTTGATACAACATCTTTGTGCATTATGCCATCAAGTGTACGTCCTGTTTCCTCAGACGATAAATCTTCAATGTTGTACTCATAGGTCGTTGGATTTGGTATAGTAATGCCATCAATTTTAAATTTTCTTTGTGTTGTTCCCATACGCTATCCTCAATTTGTAAACATACTCATTCGCTTATTTAACTTTGCTTGTCCCAGTTGATTATGCCTAGCAACTTGTTCATCGCCGATGTAGAAATCAATCTGCATGAATCGCCTGAATACATCTGTCATAACTTCTCGTAAATCTTCTCTAGTCAAGTAGTCGTTATTGTTCATTGCACTAAGCATATCCTCTAATTGATTGTTCTGTTGCGCAGTAATTGTCGCCGCATACGGAATAACATTACCCTTTGCGATGTCGGGAATTTCAAACGGCACATTTGCAATCTTATTCGATAATGCTGTGACAGCCGACAATGCTGTGCTTGCATCTGCGTTTACACCTAATGCAATTCCTGCTGTAATATTCTTACCAACACCGTCACGGAACAATCGGGACGGAGAGTGAATACCAAGTACGCTTGTTGCAGTTTCAAACAAAGAACTCGCAACATCGCTGATTGTTTCTGTCAGCCAATTCCATCCTGACATAATACCGTCTGCAATTCCACCTATGATATTATCTCCGATTGACCACCAATCCGTATTCGTAAAAAAGTCAAATATTTCAGTAACACCAGTGCTAAAAAAGTCAGTAATTGTATGCCAAACACCGCTGATTCCACTGACCATGCCATCAATTAGTGCGCTACCAACAGTCTGCATTTCCCTTGCGGTTGCACCGACAATACCAAACAATCCTTTAATACCATTGAGAAAGGGATTCACAATGTTGTTTGCAATCCAAGTTTTAATGTTCTTGAACCAATTAGCAATCGCTGTAAAGCCTGCTAAAATAGCATCTTTTACCTCTGCAAACTTTTGCTTAAACCAAGTCCCAATGCTTGCGAACGCTTTGAGTAATTCGTTTTTAAACGCAATAAATCCATTATAAACTGCCTTTATTGCACCAGTAACCGTATTGATAACCGCTTGTAACGCAGACTTTATTTTTTCTACAACAGCAACAACACCACTCACTATTGCGTTGCCGATTGTTTTGAGAAATGTCCAAATCTCATCCCAGTATACAATGCAAATAGCGATGACAGCAGACAGCCCAACGATTGCTAGTGTAACTGGATTAATTGCGGCAGCCAATGCAACTATTTTTCCGATAATAGCGATAATCGTTGCTAATATCATCGGTAGTTGATTGTGCAGAGCAATTCCTGCGAGTGCCGCTAAAGCACCAACTAATACTCCAACTGCGGCGCTACTGTTTGCTATTTTGCTGAATACTTGTCCAACACCATTTAATATCGTTACTGCGACAGCTCCAATTCCCGATGCAATAGGCATTAAGAAGTTACTAACAAACGGCTCAAGCACGCTCCACACAACACTTGCGAATGATGCAATCAAGCTAAATGCGCCCGCTATTGCATTGAGTATCGCAGGCACCGATGCTTGAATTGTCCACTCGCCGAGCGGAAGTAGTATGTTTGTCCATACCCATTGTAACTTTTCTTCGGCAATTCCTGCAATTTCTCTAAACACTTGCAATACATTCTCAATCGATGTTAAGAGCGGAGAAAAATCAATCGTTTCTGTCCACGTCACAAGCGATTCGGTCATTTCATTGAAAGTGCTTGCTAAATCATCAACGATTCCCAGTATAGTGTTCCAAATCTTAACACCTAAACTATCTTCATTCCACGCCTCTCTGATTCTCTCTGTAATGTTGCCAAGAGCTTCAAAGATGTTTGAGAAGATGTTTAGAATGTTATTGATGATTGATACTCCAGTACCGTCATTCCACGCCGCTCTAAACGATTGACCTATATCTCGCAACAAGTTATTGATATTCGTAAACAGAACAAAGATGTTAGCGATTAAGTTGTAGCCCGTGTTATCCATTAGCCACGCACTCTTAAATGTTCTTGCAATATCGCCTACGATGTAGAGCATAGTCTGCAATAACTGTAAACCGCTAACTAACCAATCAAACCCATAGCCTGCTGTAAACACTTTGTAGAACGTGTCCGCTACAGTAACAGCTAATGACTTTAACTGATTTAGTGCATACTTTGCGGCTCGAACTGTTTTCTCGCCCTCTTGGTCCCACGCTTTTTTGAACACTTCAAAAATGTCTTTCAGCTTTTCCGTCAGCTTTGTTGCGTAAGGAGAAACAGTTTCGTAGAACTCTGGTCCTGCGGCGGCGCCCGCATCAGCCAATGTATTGCCCAAATCGTTCGTTGCATCGTCTTTATCTTCATGCAAGATTTCAACATCATCGAATCCAGATATAGTTTTTTTCTGCTCTTTCAGCGCCTCAGTCTGCTTTTCGGTGGACTTTGTTGCATCATCTGCACTATCAGACACACCGCTCAATGACTTGGCATAATCAACGTATACTTTCTTTGCTCTGATAAATGTATTTTGCCCAGTAATCATCGCAAAGAATTGTCCTATTGTATTCATCACAGCGACCATTTGGTCCATAAATGCGCTTAGTATAGGAGATACAACAGTAACAAGTGGCGCAAACGTTGTGGCGAGCGCACGTTTTAAGTATGCAAAAGATGTTACTATTTCAGATATAGAGCGATTGAATGGTTCTGAATATTGTGCCATTTCGCCCCAACCCTTTTTTAGTGTACTGCGCAATCGTCTAATTAAAAGAAAGATTGAACGAATACCAAAAACGTATTTAAGAATAGTTTTAAGCGAACGATTTAGTGAATCTCCAAAATCATTACTGCTTTTTGCACTTTCTCTAAACGCTCCTTTTAACTTGTTCATTATCGATGCAATTTTACTTGCGCCTAATTTAGTAAGTTTTTTTCCAAGCCCATCGACTTTTTTGTTGGCATCGTTTGCGGAATGTGCTAGTGCGTACATTCTATTGTTCGTTCTATTAAGTGCCGCAACCGTTGCATCGAATTGGCGTTGAAGTCCGGGCTGGAGCGGAGCAAATGCTTTACCACTGTTTACCAACGCATCACGCTTGTCTTTAAGCTCTGTCATACGTTGAGCGAGTTGTCCTACCTTAAACTCCATCGCTTTGTAGTATTCAATGTTCACCGCTCCTTTGGTACTTGTTTCCATCTTCTCTTTAAGTTCAAGAGCGGTGCGATATGCAAATTGCGTATTCTCGATTTCCTTATTTAACTCTTTATAGGGCTGTGATAACTCTCTGCCAGTTGAAAATCCCTTTAGCTTTTCTTGTAGCTTAGTTGCTTGGTCATACGCACTAACCATAGACTGCTTCATACCGTCAGTAAGTGCAAGTTTTCCAGAGCCTTTGAACATCTTTTCAATTCTGGATTTTAATTGTTCGGAAGTGCTAACAACATCGTCAACTGACATTCCTACATTTAATGTAATATCGTCACGATTGTTGGGCATTAGTTATCACCTCCGTTCCATAAAGATTTTGCTAATTCGTCAGCTTCTTTTGCGTCTACTGTCTTACTGTTCCAAATAAAGTATTGTGGATTCTCTGCTCTAAATGCGCTTTCGTGCTTTTCTAACTTTTTCCCTTTCATTATTTTATCACGAATTCCAATTATTGTCGATAAAGGACACTCGCCTACCGCAGTATAGTAGCCCATAAATGTCCACCAATGAATATAGGGTTGCGCTCTTATCTCCATATTCGCAACTTTATTTATTGCGGATGTAATAAGTTGTGCGTCATCTTTCCAATCCACTAACTTGTAGTTTGAATGTGTTCCAACATCAGTTGCGCTGTTGCAATTAAAGAACTCGTACATCTTGCGAATTGGTTCTTCCAAATCGTCAAAGATTTCAATATCTTCAATTTCTTCTAACTCATCATAAAAGATAAGGAGACTAGCGAATAGCCTCTCTTGTTTGCTTAGCTCCGAATCTCCTAGAGCCGCAAAACAATCTAGCACCATTCTATAGTCCCCATTATTTCTGATGTGAAATTCTTTGTTATTTACAATAACTGTTGTAGGTATTTCATACATCTATTTTCTCTTTTGATACTTCTTCGTATACTTGTTGGCGTGCTTTGCTACATTTTGTTTCATCTGTTGCATTTCATTTTCAAGATTGGACTCATACAAGGATGACAACACATCAATGATATGATTAAATCTAAATTCGCCACCAAATGGATCGTACATCGAACCGTCAGGAGCGCACACTTCCGATACATTAGAATCAAAGATATAATCAAGTGCTTCACGCATTTGTTTATCAATATCATCCAACGCATCTAGTGCAGACTTCATCTTCTCGTCCTCAAAAAAGTTTTCGTCTGCATCATCAGAAATGTCTGCGCTTGCCCATTGTTCGCCTGCTGACTTAGCAAGCTCTTGCAACTTTGGGTATGTTTCTTGCAAGCGTTTAATAATTCCAATATCTGATGTGTTCAGCGCAAGAATCTGATTGTCATTTCCATTGATTCTGAATTTCTTTTTTTCAGTAACGGACAAGTCAATGTCCGTTACTGTTGCGCTACCAAATGCTTTTGTATCTTCTTTTGCCATTAATATCTCCCCCTTAATCTAATTAAACACTAACATCCTCAGTAAACACGAAATCATCCTTCAACTCATTTACTGTTCCCGTGGTAATCTCATTGCTGAAATATACGCTAATCGGGAAATTGACATTAGATTCGCCACCGATGCTGTTATAAGTAATTGTGCAATTTGAATGTCTTTCTGCTTCATATCCATCAGTTGCGTTACCAACAAACGCTGTGATGATATAGACAGTAAATTGATTCAACTCGCTAAGTGCATTTCTCCTACGAATGTCATTAAGTTTCGCACCCAACTTACTACCGCCGAGAACAAGGTACGGATCGAAATCCTGTTGCGGTTGTGTGTTGTTAATGTCAGTATAGTTAATTCCCAAAATATCTGTGGATGTTTCAATATTCGGATTGTACTCAATGCTAGAATCAGGAGTACGAGTACCGAGAATTTCACGAACTTGAGAACCATCCTCTGTCCACTCTGCAACCGTAATGAGCAACTTACGCTCGGCACGTTGTTTGCTTGCTAAATTAAATTGTTTTACAGCCATAATTTCTTCCTCCTTACAACCAAACTGTGTTCGTTATGTCTAAATAATCAATTACAATATCTACGCTATACATCGCTAGTTGTGGCGTGACTTCTGTATTTACTCCGTCAAGTCGTGGCATTGCTGTTGTCGTACTAACATCATCAATTATATAGCCATCTCCAAAATCTGGATAATTGTGCTTGTTAGACTGCTCTGCAATCCAATCGATTAATGATTGAAAACTTTGTAAATCTTCAACGTTCTCATTTGGATGCTGTCCGTCTTTTACAACGGCGTTTTCTGTAATGCTTTGAAACGTGACGATTGTAAATGTGTATCGTCTTAGGGTACTGCCGTCAACATACGTTTCACCAAAGATGCTGTCCTCTGCTGTCGTGAGTATCTGATTCGTATTATCTTTCGCATTGACAAAGTTAAAGTATAGCGGGCTGTTTTGAATTTGTTGGCATTGCAATAGATATTGGATTATAGCTTCATTTTTATCTCTTGCCATTCTTTCTAACCTCCTGCTTAACTAACTTTGTAGCATAAGCAATTAGACTATTCCAACCAGAGGATCCGGGAGCAACTTCTTCTGTCCAATACGACTTTGTTCCGGGAGTAGTTCGCTTCCAATTACTATCATCTGCGTTATGCTGATACGTTGCGTACTTGGACGTTTTGCCTATTCCTCCCATTCCCCAAACAGCTTGCCAGCGTCTAGCGTGATAAACGGTGTGCGCACTTCTACGCAAATCACCCGACTTCATCGGCACATAAGGCGTAACAATTTGAATTGCTTTATCCGTGATTTTAGACATTACTTCTGGATTTTTTGACAGCGCAATCATAGGACCAGTAATCTTTTTTGATACTGCTTGTCGTATATCTTTTCCGCTTATTTTATAATAAAAGTTCGACATACTTAAAGTCCTCTAACATGATAATGCTCTTGTCCTCTGCCACCAGTTGTGTTGTCTATAACATACTGTATCTCTATGCACCCTTGCAATTCTTTGTACTTAGCCGTAACATCATTCGCACGATGCCCAGATGTGTATTCATCAATCGTGTCCTCAACCTTGCCCTTGAAAATTAAATCTCCGACACCTAGAGTAAAGTAATTTCCCATTTTGTCGTTTGGAATTGTCACCCACTCATGCTTGGGCTTATACTTGTCGCTCTTTGGTATTCTACAAGTTATAGCATTTGATTCCAGTACGGTGTTGCCAATAACAACTTTATCGCCCGAATACTTCCAAAAACAATTTGTCAACACATGACGAAACCACCGCACGACTAGTGTTTGTGGATCCTCATATTTATTGTAAACTGTTATCGTTGTATTCCACCATGTGGGATAACTATTCATCTGGATAAATACCTCTGTATAAAAGTTTGCGTCCGAGTGTGTTAGTAATACCATTCAAGTAGCGATTGATTGTGTCTGCTATTTGTGTTTTGCATTGTTCAACCGCTTCACTTGCTGATAGCACATTGTAGCTTATCGATACACCGTCATTTGATTGACTTGTTATCTGCGCACCGCCCGTAGAATCATTGCTCGATTCTAATGCAGGCACAACATAAGATAACTGTGTAGAAAGTAGCTGTATCAAGTAATACATACAGCGTTTCACGGCTTCAGGAATTTCTGTTTCGTTGTGCAGTCGATTGAATGTGCGCCAATCAATTTGTGCCTTTGCTTCAAACGCAAGTTGAGCAAACACTTCTTCATCTAAAGTCCCGCCATATTCTTCATATTGTTCGTATGTAAGATACTCAACCATGCGTAACTCCTATTACTCACTTCGTTTACGTTTCGGCTTTTCCTCGTCACTCACACTCTTTTCTTTTTGTTGAGCCTTTAGTGTAGCGATTTCAGCTTTTAACTTATCAATCTCTGCTAAGTGGTCATGGTATGCCTTCGTCAATGTTCCTATATCTTTGGGGACGCTTTTTTTAATAACGTCCCCATTCTCATTGATTACATCATAGCCTTGATCCACATAGCGTTGTACTTGTTCCTCTTTAATTGTCAGAACTACATTCGCTCTACGAACTTTAGCCATTGTTACTCTCCTTACGCCTTGTTAAACTGAATTGCGCCCGACTTCTTGTTAAGAATGAACACATCCTCAAAGGACTCCTCGTAATAAATGTACTTGCCTTCGCTACCGGCGCTCGGTGCATCCAACTGACTGAATGTATAGGAAACCGGAGTGATAACAGCAATCGGGTGTACGAGGAACATATTGATTTGTTCTGCGCCACTGTCTACTTTCCAACCGCTTGTAAAGTCGTAAAGCGTTTTCATCAGCGTTGCAGGAACACCAATAATCTGCACTTCATCCAGACGATTTACTCTGCGGTCGATTGCATTAGGACCATTCTCAACGGAAATGGAACGACTAACCTTGTCCGCATTGTTCAGCATCTTCTTAACTTCGTGTGTCACATACAGAATACGACCGTTAGCAGGAACACGCTCGTTATCCATTTTCAGCATCATGTTGTCAAAAACAGACAGAACGTTGGATTCAGTAAGCGCAGTCGTATCTGCGGTTCTAGCGTTGCCTTCTTCATCAGTTGTCGTAATCCAATCAGCGTAAATCTTACTAATTGTGTAAGCGTCCATTTCAGGAAACTTCTGTTCCTCGTTGAATACCTGTGTGATGTTAGCGATTGTCGTAACCATATTAGTCTGGTCAATGTCCATCGGGTGAACAAGCGTACTCCACTTACGCTCATTTGTGAGAGTTTTGGGCTCCCATGCGTTGTCGTAATTGCGCTGTGCGACTGCAATAGAATCTCTATCAGCGTCAACACGACCAGTTGTGCTGATGGACGGAATCTCAATCGTCTTAGCATTTGTCCAACGATAGCGACCGTTGTTCGGTGTTGCATAAAGTGCGCCGTAGTTCAACACATACGGAAACTTTTGCGAAAGGGCTCTACTGTACTCTGTTGCATAATTCAATGCTGGCATAATTATTCCTCCTCAATTAGTTTTGCGGCATCGGTCTGACGCCTGTGAAATTAAATGCTTTTGCAAATTCATTAGAATCAACTGGTGCTGGATCCCCGCCCGGAGTAGGGTGAACAAATGTGGGAATCGGGTCTTGCGGTGTCGGCTGTGGCTCTGGGTCACTCTCCACTACAAACGCATCTGCATTATCCTTTGAATATGCTGTAACAAAATCGTCTGCTCCGAGAATAGCATCGTTGTCCATCTTCAATTCTTTAGCAATCATAGAACTAATAAAATCTCGCTTTGCGGCATTACTTGTAAACTTCTTCGTGCCTGCAAAATCCTTAACCGCAAACTCATATGCTTGCTTTTGTAACTGCGCTTTGTACTCTTTGACTTCACTATCATACTTTTCTTGCAACGTAGCCAAATTCGCGGTAAGCTCTGTTAGCTTTGCGCCATCTGTTCCCGCCGCCTCAAGTTGGGCTTTAAGGTTGGTCAAGTCTGTATCTCTGCTTGAAATAGTGTTGTTTAGCGTGTCAATTTCTTTTGCCTTAGCACCTAAATCACTATCATACTTTTGCTTTGATACATAGTTGCCCTCATTAAGGTCTACAAACTTTGCTTTTCCGCTAATCGCTGATTCAAACTGTGCCCATGTTAGCGTGCCATTTTCTGCGCTGTCAAAAAAATCTTTGATGTTCATGCTACTCTCCTTTACACTCTTTATATCTGTTATTTGTATTTCCGCATTACAGTATGCGGGCAAGTGTGCATTTCTTTAATCGTCTTTATGCTAGACTAAGTATAAAATAAAAGTCATGGATTACTGACTATTATTTTCATCGTCATAATGCTTTTTTGCAATCACAACTATCGACCCAAATAAAACATCTAACGCTGAAAGTGTGGCGCAAATTTGCTCTGCGTAGGCTATGTGCCATACATTACAGATAGTTGACAAGAATACAACTACTGGTGCCACAATCAATGCAATCAATTTCAACTTATCATACGTTTCATTGCGCATAACGATACTTGTCTCCTTTCAAAAAATTAGAGTGCTGAAATACAAGGGGTTCCGGAACCTCATATTTCAGCACTTTGGGGGATTGGGAATGGTTAAATTCCACATTCATATTATAACATTAACTAATATTAATGTAAAGTCTTTAGCCATGAATACTACTTGTAGTTTGTGACTTGAATACGATTTTTCTTTATTGCAAGTCCACAAGACTTACTAAACATTTTATACTGATTAATGTTACTTAATACTTTCTGCCTAAATTCTTTTGCCAACTCCTTGTTGCCTGCTGATTCTGCCGCAATCTGTGCTGTCTTACTATCTCTTATTTTTTCCTCTAGTTTACGTTGATATTGAGAACACTCGTATAACGATAAGTGCTTTCCATTTTTCATCGTATAGCCCTTTGCATTGTTCTTTATCCAACGTTGCAAAGTTTCAGGCTTATATGTTACAGCTTTTCCTACAATAACTGCTCTAGCCCAATGTCTACAATTCCATTGACCAATTACACGTTCAAGTGCTGAAAACTGATTGCCCCAAGTGTCTGTAAAATCTTCGTTATTTTGTAGCTTGTCAAATTCCCCCAAAGTAAATACATGACCTTGTATTGGTTCATGGTCTGGTGCGCTGTTGGGATGTGCGCTTAGTTGCCAACCGTCAGCATTGATTTGCTTTGCAATCTCTTTTTGCATTTCTAGTTGTAGTGCTTTAATGCCATCGTGGATTGTTTGTCTTACAGTTGCGTCAAGTCGTTTTGTGTACCCACTTTGCCACGCAACTCTGCGCAATCCACTATTAGATAATTGTTGTATTACTCTGCGAACAGCTTGCTCGTAATTTTCTGTTCCTAACTGTACAGACTGAATCGCTCCATCTACCAAAGATGTATAAGTATCGTCTATGTTCTTAAACACTAAGTTTCCCGTCTTTGTGTCCTCAACTAGAAATCCTATTGCTCGTGTGTCAGCTAAGTTTCTAAATGAAGCATTGGTTTGATTCCCTATTGCTATAAGCACTCTCTGTAATTTTTGATTGTCCTCAAAGTTTGTTGCTGATGTGTAAAAGTCTTTCGCATCGTAATACATATCTTGTGCCACGTTACTTAATAATTCATCTATCATCTGTAGCTGTTTTTCAAATTCCTTATTAAGAACGGTTGATATGCTCTGGAGTTCTGCACTTGTTTTTATCAGCTCTTGTAGCTGATTAAGTTCTGCTTTAGTAATCTTACCAACATCGCTTACACGTTTTGTAATTTTCGCTATGACATAATTATTAATAGTTTCTTGTCTATCAATAATAGGCTCAATTAAATTGTCAAGCTGAATCTCATTTAACATTGTGCGCTCTCACTTCTCCTATACGGCTGTCGATGTTAGATTGCCACTGTTGTCAACGCTTATTTTGTAGCGTGTGCCGTTTGGACTTTTCAAAACTATACTTCCGTCTTTTGTAACTTCAAAAGCGTTACTTCTCGTTATGTTACCGTTTGAGTTGAAAACACCATTGCCTACCGCAAACGCTGTGTTGCTATCCATTAGACTTGCAATACCTACCGCACTTGTTCCGTTGCTTGCGTTTGTAAAATCGTGTCCTTGCCCTGCCGCAAAGCAAAATTGTTTATTGACAAGATTTGTATGTCCGAAAGCAACACTATTATTCGCTAACGATAGCGATGCGTTACCGAAAGCGATACATTGATTTCCGCCTGCGTAACAAGACTGTCCTAAACTTATTGCTTTACCACCTGACGCACCACAACCCTGCCCTACAACAATAACATCACTTGAAGTTGAAGTTCCATATATTCGCAATTTCGTTGTTGCGGCACTTGGATTTACAGTTCTATCAACTGTGATGATAATATCATTACTACTTTCAGTAGGACCGAAATAAGCACTTATCGGATTTCCATTAGCAAAAGAAATATCAGTAATAAGTGCTGTTCCATTGTTCATGGCATCTGTTTGGTCTATTGCCACTCTTCCACCTTTGGCGGAAAAACAAGCAAATCTATTACTTTGTGTATTTGATAATCTATATTGAGTAGCACCTGCACTAGCACTTTTACAAGTTAAGTTAGCACCTGCCATTATCCCAAAATGTCTACCGCCCAAACTCAAGTTTTTAGCACCATCACTCATTAAAAATGAAGATGCCCCCACATTTGTAGGATCAATGGTAGTAGGGTAGAACACTCCTCCGTTGGGAAACTGTCCTAGCCTACCTCCGACCTCTAATTGACCATTCGCATTAAGCGAAACTGACTTGCTTGGATTCAACTTGATTAGACCTAAAATGGTATCAGTCGCCTGTTCTGGAAGCTCCGTCTTGTCTGCTTTCAGATTTAGCTTATTTTTGACCCAATCACGAATCGATGCAAGCCTACTTAGACTAATGAATTTATCAGACATACTCTACCTCACGCATTTAGAATCGCATTGATTTCATCGACCGTTGCCGCTTCAAGTGTGTTGGATTGCCCTGTCGTAGAAGTCCAGAACGCACTCATATCGATTGAACCACCAATGTCATCCCACGCTGTTCCGTCCCATGCGTAATTCTTTCCATCTGCTGTTACGTTGTAGAAGTCACCGACTTTCTGTCCGCTTGCTGGCAAGTCTGCATAGGTCGGGACTGTACCTTTGTAAGTCATGGCTGATGTAAGAGCTGTTTCTATCTTGTCGTCCACATCGCTTGCTGTCTGGAATCCGCTGTCATTTGTTATATCGCTGACCTTGGTTGGAACTGTTATGTCAACCGACTTGTTTGTGATAGTCTGCGTTGTTCCATTCACTTTGATTGTGTCAATCTTTCCGCCGTTCTGCTCGACATAAGCCTGTGTTGCGAACTGACTGTCTCCATCACCGTCATTCGTCAAGTCTGATGTACTTGTCGGTACTGTAACATCAACCGACTTATTTGAGATGGGAAGTGCCGAACCGTTGACCTTGACGGACTCAAGAACGTTCGGCTCTCCACCCTCGGATATAATCTCATCGACCTTATCTGACAGCGCATCAAGGTCTGTCTTAGTGCCAAAAATGCTCTTTGCCCATGTTTTAATTGTCTGTACTGCTGTTAAATTTAGAAACTTATCTGCCGCCATTTGTAACTCCTCCTAATCAAGATACAGTATTTTTTCAATCTCTGCTTGTGTTGCTACTCCTACTTCAAGTCGATGCAATTCTTCTTGTAAGTCACGTTGATTTTCTATATCGCCCTTTATCTTTCCCCATAGCGCAGTACCAAAGCCGCCAACGTTGCCAATATCGCCAGAAAGGGACATACGAACTACATTTTTTATCTCGCCCGATATGTTGGCGGTCGATGAATTTAATTTTCCCGACACGCTACTCTTGCTCAATTCGTTACTCATAACGCACTTCCTTTATATGACTTCTCTACTAATAGAATCGCCAATCGTAACTCTCTTGGTCTTTGTGCTGATAACATCACGTCCCTTGCGCAATCGTAATTGATACTCTGTTCTAGTATTCAAATTAAAGCTCTGTGATTGGTCCACCCAAATGCAATACTTTTCAGCATCGGGATTCCACTCAACTGTTCCATCGCTTAAAAGAAATCTGTTCTCACCAAAAGAAAATTCTATCTCGTCCCATTCTCCGTCTTTCAGCGGTTCACCATTAACAGTATAATCTAATTCGATGTATAGAGTATCACCTCTATTCTTTTTTATACTCATTAACTATGTCCTCCTACTTATTTTTCTTTTCCTCTTCCTTCACATCACGTTTAACTTTATCTTCTTTCGACTTTCTATCTTTAGCGTCATTTTCGTTAAACTCATTCGCCGTCATGCCAAGTTGCATTTGTTGATATAGATTCTGTTCCATTGTAGCCATGTTTTCTTCGTCAATTCGCAACAACGCCTCTTGTGCTTGACTTTCAGTTTCGCCAAAGTACCACATACGATTTTCAAGTTTGCTGACAAGTCCGTTGTTCATTAGAGATAATCTCTTATTAAGTTCCATATCAGCGTCAACTAGAATACTATCATCCCACTCAAAACTAACATCGTACTGTCCGTTTTGTGTAATCTGGTATAGGTCACAATATGTGTTCATAACATAAACAACATCCTCTAAGCAGTATTGAATCGCCTCTTGAATATCTCTATTCGTTTGGAATGTACGTTGTTTAAGTTGTTTGAGTTCGGTTGCCGTTCTAGCCTCCTCTGATGGATCCGCTAGTGTAC